GGCGGGCGTTAGAATGAACATGGGCACCATGCCCTGCGCCAGCAGGCCGCGCGCCCAGGCTTCACGGCCCTTGCGATTGCCAGTGCCCACTTCCGCCATACCGCCCGCCATCAGCCGCGTGCGGCGCTGCTTGCCGGTGTTTTCGCCACGCTTCAAAGGCAGGCACCAGACAAAGCCCTTGCCGGATTTGAAAGGACGCATGAAGGCCTGCTTGCTGGCCACCATCTGCGCGGGCGTCACACGCATGCCGCCATTGCCCCGGCCACGGCGCCCGCGATCCGCATTAAAGCCAGTGGGGATTGCCAGAAACTTCTTCCCACCCTTGGGCCGGATCATGGCGCCTTTTTCGAAGGCATCCACAATGGCCGGCACCTTGGACCAAACCAACCCCGCCGCGCCCAGGCTTGGCTTGCGCGGGAAGGTGCGCGCGCGCCAGGCATTGCCAAGGCCGCGCCCTTTGGCACCGAAAGCGGCATTGACCTGGCTGCGCAAATCAAGCTGCAGTCGGCGCGTTTCTTCACCCATCACGCGGGAAGCAGCGCGCGCGCCGCCTTCCGCTTCCAGCTTCATGTATTCCGCGATATCGCCGGTGACCTGCGCCACAAACTTCATCGGCGGCACATCACCTGCCAGGCGGTTTGCGTCACATCGCGCATGGGCTGGGAAACCACAGTCAATTCCGCCTCATCCGCCAAGATGAAAACATCACCAATGGCCACATCAGGCAGGTCAGCCACGGCCACGGAAAGCACGTCAGTCGCCTGCACAATGCCGGTGCCGAAGGCTTGTTCCGTCGCGTCTGGCGCGGTGCGGATGGCGCGCAGGGCCACACCTGGCCCGCTGCCACCCGCGTAGTAAGTGATCGCCTCCGCCATGTTTGTATCCGCGACAAGCGCGGCCATGGCAGCGGCGAAGGCGTTCATGAATTAAGCCGCAGTCGCGTTCGGGCCGCCCAAGCGCACCAGGATTTCCGTGGCGCCGGAGGCATAGTTGCCCGGCCCAACCGCCCAGCCAATGCAGTTATTGCTGGTGGTTGTGGTGGTCACGTTGCCGTTGGTATTGTCCCAGAACACCCGCACACCTTCATTGATGGCGCCGCTTGCCTTGGGCAAACGGAACACGCCTTCGGTCATGATGGCGACAGGCGCGCCAGACGCGGCGGCGTGAATTGCCACCCCAAACAGAAGGCCGACCAGAACACCAGCGCCGGAAGCCACTGCAGCCGGCGCGGTAACGGTGACAACATCAGCATCACCAACTTTATTTGTAGCCATGGGAATTACCCCTTTCGATCGAATGGATGGATGGGAAAGCGGGCGGCCTTTCAGCCACCCGCATCAGATCAGCCCAGGTTCGCTGCCATGGCGCGCGGCTGCACCGCCGCCGCGCCAAAGTCGAACACCACACGGAAGGTCATGCCGGAATACCGGATGTCTTCAGCGCTGGTGATGGTGGGCGCGCGCTGGCCTTGCAGATACGCAATTTCCACCCCGCGAATATCACCGCGGCACAGGTAGTAAGGATCATTCCCGGTATCCAGGAACGGTTCCATCACCAGCGAAGTGCTTGTGCGGTAGGCATCAGGCAGCACCGCGCCAGTCGCGGTTGGCACAATGCGGTTCCCCAACAATTCCAGCGCCGTGTCTTCTTCATCCGGGCCAACCAGCAGCACCATGGAAGAAGGCGGCGGCAGCGGCGCTGCGCTTTCACCCGCGCGGGCCGGGCTGGTTTGCTTGGTCAGCAGCGCGCGCAGCTCAGCAAAGGTGCCGGCGGCCAGGTTGCCAGCCGTGCCCAGGTTATTACGGCCCGCCGCGAACAGCGCCGTGGCGCCACCCGCCGGCCAGTTGGCATTGGCGGTCAGGATGCCGAACACCACGCGGCGCAGCGCTGTGTAGCCAGCCAGGGCCGCACCCGAAAGCACATCCTGGAAGGCGCGCGTATCGTCATTCACCAAAGCCTGGCGCGTCAGCGCCACCAGGCGGCCGCGTTCCTGCACCGCATAGGTCTGGCCTTCTTCCGCGATCGAGCCGTAGGTATAGGGTGCGCCTTCAGAAATGGCGGCCACCTCCGGGAATTGGCCCGCAAAGGCAGAAGTGATGGTTTTGAAATCCGCCACATCAACTTCGCGCGTCCAAGAAGCCCAGGTGTTCGGGTATTGGCCAAACAGGCCCTGCACAGACTTGTTCGCGGAATTGACAAGGATCAGCGGGAAGTCGCTGGTGGAATGCTGCGCGTTGATCCGCCCGGACAAAACCATTTCCGCCAGATCGGCGCCGGACATGCGATGCACGTCTTTCACACCATTCGCCACTGCGATTTCACGCATAAGGCCATGGAAGCCCATATTGGCGAATTCGCGGCTTTCCGCCGGCGGCGCCTGGTTGGAAAGCTGCGCGGAAAGCGCACCAGTCCAGCGGGCGCGCAGCGTATCGCGTTCATCACGGATCACGCTAACCACGGCGGAATTCGGCATGATCGGGGCGGGGCTGCGCGCCGCCACCGCTTCAAGCGCAGCTTCAAGCGCGGCTTCGCGCGTGGCGCCGCGTTCAATCTGCGTCAGCGCAAATTCGGCCGGTAGGCCGTTGCGTTCGGCAATGCCGCGCACGTCAGCAATGGAAGCCGCCGCCGGGGCAACCGGAGCAACAGATTGGGCCGGGGAATTCCCGCCGGCCTGGGCAATGATATCGGTCATCCCGATCTCCTTGGCTTGTGCCAGCGGGATTGCTGGCGGGTTTTGAACTTCCGGCGCCGCTACGGGCACCGCATCGCGCGCCGCGCGCACCAGCCCACAAAAGGCTGCGGGCGCGGCGGCGTAACGATTGGGGTCAAGCGCCGCAAAGGCGCGAATTTCTGCGGGCTCCGCCGTTTCACTGGCGAAACCTTCCGCCAAGGCCATATCGGCATCAAACCAAGTTTCGGCGCGCATCAGCGCGGCCACGGCTTCTTCATCCTTTCCGGATTTGGCGGCATAGGTGCGGCGATAAGCGCCACTGATCTGGTCCAGCACATCGGCCTGCTGGCGCATGCTTTCGGCATCGCCCAGCGCGCCGCCCCAGGCTTCATGGATCATCAGAAAGGCATTGCGCGGCATTACAATCCGGTCACCCGCCATGGCGATCAGGCTGGCCGCTGATGCGGCGATGCCTTCCACAATCACGGTCTTTGGCCCGGCATGGCGCGCCAGCATGTTGTGGATGGCGATGCCCGCCAAAGCATCCCCACCATAAGAATTGATGGAAATGGTAAGCGGCTGATTGGCGGAAAGCTTTTTCATTTCCGCCGCGACACCGGCTGGCGTAATATCCCAGCCGACATCACCCAACAGCGAAAGCACCGCGGCCTGTTCGGCCGCAGCGCGCATTTGCACTGGCATGGAAGCCCCCTTTAGGCGTTTGTGGCCGCAAGCCCCGTGGCGGCGATTTCGATGGCGGAATTCACCGCCGCATCCTGCGCGCCACCGGAAGCATTGGCGCGGCGCGGGTCAGCATCCAGGATCAAACCCAGATCATCATGAAGCGCGTTATCTTCGGCGATCTGTTGCGCGATGGTGGTTGGGTCATAGCCCTGTTCCGTCACTGCCTGGCGCCAGGTCTTCAAGCCCATGCGGATCATGACTTTGGTGGCCAGCGCGTCCTTCATGGGGTCAACAAATTCAAAAACAGGCGGGCCCCAGGCTACCGGGTAGGCGTGCTGCGCGGGCGGCAGCGCACCGGCACCAAGCGCAGATGCCACCCAGGCGCGCCAGATCGGTTCGCACATACCAGGGATCAGTAAATGCCACTGGTCTTGCTCAAGCTGGCGCTTGAAGGCTAGGCGCCCGGCGCGGAGCGATGAATAATTTGCGCCGGAAAGATCACCCGTGAGAAGGTCATAAGTCAGGCCATAGGCAGCGGCGATGGCGTGCAGCTGGTGCTTAGCCAATTCATTGAAACCACCCACGCCGGATGGCGTGGCGAAGGAAACATCTTCACCAGGCAGCAGCCGTTCAATCATGCCAGGCGAAAAGGTTTTCAGCGCATCGCCGGTTTCGGAATCAGTCCCTTCCAGCGGGCCGCGACCAGGCGCGGCGTCACTGGTGATGAAGGCCGCTAGGCAGGCTTGCACCTTAGCCTGCTGCAGCGCGGCGTCTTCCAATTCATCCAGCGCCAGCAGGCGCGTAATGACCGGGGCCGCCACTGGCACGCCGCGCACCTGGCCGGGGCGCTGCGCCTTGAACAGGTGGATAATGTCGGAAGCCGGGACGCGGCGGCGCAGCATGGTGCCACGCCCGAAGGTAGCAGCTTCGCCAGGGTGCCGATCGAACAGCCAATAGGCTACGGGCGCGCCCATCGCGTTGTATTCGACGCCATTGGCAATCAGATTGTCTTCCGGCCGGCGGCGTTCTTCGTTGTAGGTTTCATCAAGCAGGTCAGGTTCCAGCACCTGCAGCGCCAGCGGCACATTCAAGCCGCGCCGGCGCTGTTCGGCGGGCGTCAAGCGGATCAACTGGATCAGCACTTCACCCGCTTCGGCGCGCGTGCGGGCGGCCAGCGCTTGCAGCCCGTAGAAATCCATCTGCCCCGTGATATCACACCGCGCGGACCATGCTTCAAAAGCGGCATCCACCGCCGCATTCACCGCATTGATCTGGTCGCGTTCTTCCGGGGTAGCCATAGCCACCGCAGATCGCGGCGTGATGCCAGTGCCGATCTGGTATCCGATCAAGGTATCCAGCGCGGAAGCCGCCCAGGCATTGTTGCGCACCAGGTCGCGCGACCGGTCGCGCAGTGTCTTCAAGCCTTCCTGCACTTCGGCGCGCGGGCCATTGGCGCTGGAAAGCCGCCCCATGCGGCGGGACCGGCGCGCACCATCATAAGCCGCCTGGATGCCCTGCAGCGCCAGGCGCGCGCGCGCACGGCGCAGCGCGGCTTCCGGCGCAAGGTTGGCAAGCAGGCGGTCAAACCACATGGCGGGTTAGTCCCTTCTGAAGGCTGAAAGCGTTGTGCGGTTCATCGGCACGGAAAGTTCGCGGCGTAGCGCGGCAATGGCTTGGCTCATTTCCGTGATGCTGCGATACTTCACTGATCGGCCATCGGAAAAGCGCACTTCCATCACCGCGCCGTTCTGCGCCATGGCGGCGGTCAGCGCGTCAATATCGGCTTGCGTTGCCATGGTGAACCTTTCAAATCCAGTCGGATCGGCGTTCAAACCAGCCACCACTTCGGGGGGGCGCGGCGGGCTTTACTTGTGGTGGCGGCGGTGCTGCCACAGCGGCCAAGGTCTTCAAATCGGGCTGCCAAAGGGCAGCCATATCAGCTTGCGCATCTTCAGGCCTGCCCACACGTTCCGCGATCAGCTTTTCCCAATGTGCATCAGTCAGGTTCGCGGTTTCATGCCGGGCCAAGGCGCGGGCATAAACGGCGATATCCCATTGCTCGTTGCGGGGGCGGACTTTGCGCCATTCCCGCTTGGTGAAGCCCGCGCGGTTGCCGATTTCCACACAGGCTTCGGCGGTAATCTGCTCGAAAAACCCAAGGTCCAAAGCTTGCGGAAAATGCGCCGCGCCCTTCGGCCAGGCCCCGGTAGCGTCAGGCCCCATTTCCGTGAGCCTCAGCGCTGCCGCCACTTCCGTTTTCAGATCCCAGGTACCAACCGGCCAAAGCAAAACCGATCCGATTTTCTTGCCGTTGTAATCCACATCTTGCGGCTTCGGCATACCAAGCGGCGGTTCACCCCACTTCGCCCGGCCATCCAGCGCCATGATGCGCGGATCGCGCCGCGCGGCGTGCCGGCGGGCGTAGGAATAAACCCGCTGCGGCAAATAGCCCGAGTCAATCCCGTAGCAGATCGGTGCCCATTCGCGCCCCCAGGCATCGCGGTAGGTTTTGCAAACCACTTCATCCAAGGCAAGCCACACCGGATCAAGCGCCGGGTCGCCTTCCAGAATGCCCCCATCAATCCACCAGGAAGACAGGTGCCGATCCCAACCATAAACGCCCCACTCTAGGCGATCGCCTTGCACGTCCACCGCTGCGGTCAAAAACAACACACCGGGCGGGATGCGCCGCGGCGGGTAGGGTTCGCGCCGGCGCCACAGCAATTCATGGCTCGGCAAATCGTAGCGCGGCTCATACGGCAAGCCCAACACCTTATCCAGCAGCGGATCATCCTGGCTGCGCTCGCGCTGTTCAGCCACCCAGGCCCAGGACACGAAGGGCGAATAAAGCGCGTTCAGCGCGAAGCTGGCGTGATGCACCAAAAGTTCCGGCCGCTCATGCACCCATTCACCGGCGGCCAACATGGCGGCCTTGTGGCGATGCTCAATCCCTGAACCGCATGCGGTGCAGTGATATAAAGCGGCGCTTGGTTCACCCTTGGGCCAGCGCAGATTCTCAAACACCAGCGGCTGCTTTGCGCTGCAGTCTGGACAGGCCACATGGAACCGACCCTGGCTGCCATCTTCAAAGCGCGCGCTGATGCGGCACTGACCTTTGATGCCGGGCGTGGATGCCGCGGCGATCTTCTCCCGGCCCGTCCAGGCGATGGCGCGGGCTTCAGCCATGGCAACCGGATCACCGCGCCCGTCCACATCCATCGGAAATTCTGAGACTTCATCCAACAGGATCACCCGCTTGGTGACCATTTGCAGGCCCTTCGATGAATTGGCCCCGGTTAGGTCAATGTTCCCGCCGGGGAAATTCTTGCGTTTGGTGGTGGAACCAGTTTCATCGCGGCTCACCAGCGCCTTCACCTTGGCCGATACCGCGGGCGAATTGGCCAGCATCGGTTCCAGCTTGTCGCGGTTAAACTTCTGCGCTTCGTCAAGGCTGGGCAGAACCCAAAGAACCGTGGTCGGCGTTTCCGCAATAACCTGCCCGGCCAAATTCAGCAGGGCCATGGTTTTACCAACCTGGGCGCTCGCCATCAGCGTCACGCGCCGGGCCGGATGTGCCAGGCTCAGCGCGTCCATCACATCGCGCAGGTAGGGCACGCGGTCGGTGCGCCAGCGGCCCGGGAAAGGCCCTTCTTCCGGGCCCAGCACGCGTTCCGCATCAGCCCAGGCAGAAACCAGCCGCTCCGGCGGAGAAGCCAAGCCCCGCGCCCAAACCCGGCGAAGCACGGAGCCGGGATCAGGCAGCGCTTGGAACATCTGCCGCACTCAATTCGCCAGCCAGCCCATCCAGCGCCCGGCGCAAGGCCTGGGTGATGGTGGCCTGGATGGCAATTTCATCACCAAGCCTGGCACAATCCGCCGCCACTTCCTGCGGGATCTGCAGCAACCGATCGCGCAGCTTGCGGGTCAGGTCTTCATGTTCCGCTTCAACGCGGGCCGCTTCCAGCAATTTCTTCTGCTGGCGCCCCAATTCTAATTCCGCCAGCTGCGCATCAGCAGCCATCTTGCGCAGCCGTTCCGCCGCTAGGCCCGATTCGGCGTCACCCGCCGGCATCGCGGCGGGGCCGGAAGTTTGCATCACCGGATCAAGCCCGGAAGCCCTCAGCGCCTGGTACTGCGCCAGATCAATCTTGCCGTCAGCGCCCACCAGGCTATGCGACCTGGCTTGCCGCGACACCGTGCTTTTATGCACCCCGACATGCGCGGCGATTTCCGTCACCGTCATGCGCATGCCTGAAACCCTTGTGTTGCTTCACCCGCAACCGCAACGCTCGCGTTGCACCTTTTCCGCAACCCCTCACTACCAATCCCGCGCGC